ATATGAGTTTCTAAAAGGGCCTATGGATATGTACAAAATCTATTCAGACAAGTATAATGTAGCTATACAAAGTTTTGCGTTAGAGCAAATGGGCAGAAGACGTAGAGACGAGTATACGGATGGAGTGCCAAGAGTGAAAATTCCTGCGCCTTCACCGAATAATTAAAGATTTTAATAAGGAGAAACAACATGGCAATCACACAAGCAGTAGCCAATTCATTTAAAAAAGAAATCCTTGAAGGAGTTCATGATTTAGAATCTGGCGGCGACGTATTTAAATTAGGTTTATACACATCAGTAGCAACTTTAAGTTCAGCAACAACTTCATACACTACTTCAAATGAAGTAGCAGCGTCTGGACAATATGCAGCTGGCGGTGGAGTATTAACTAACCAACAAGTTTCATTAGCAACAGGCGGTGTTGCAATTGCAGACTTTAATGATTTATCTTTTACAGGTGTAACATTAACTGCGAGAGGTGCTTTAATTTATAACTCAACTGAAGCTAAAAAAGCAGTTTGTGTTTTAGATTTCGGTGCTGATAAAACTGCAACTTCTGGAACATTTACAATTCAATTTCCAAACTTTACAAGTACGTCAGCTATTTTAAGAATCGCATAATTTAACAGGGAGGCCCGATGGCAGATATTACAGTACAGGTATCGTCAGCGGGTCTTACCGCTTATGGATCTTCATCATGGGGATCTTTTTCTTACGGTGGTAATCAACAACCAAGCGTAACAGTTCAATCAGGTACAGAGGCTTTTCCTAATCAAGGATGGGGATCAGATTCTTGGGGCGTAGAGAATTGGGGAGAAAGTGGAAACGTTGTTTCATTAACAGGTCTTCAATTAACATCTAACTCAGGTGAAAAGGAAACTTGGGGACAAAATGCATGGAATGCTTCGTCAACAGAATGGGGTGGACCATTTATTACTCAAGTTGCAATTGGTCAACAAATTGTTGAAACAGGTGAGGAAGTAAATTCAACTGTAGCAAGTGTAAGTATTACAACTGCAACTGAAGTTTTCTTAAATGAAAACCCATTAGATGCTTTAACAATTTCAGAAGGTACTGTAGACCCTGCACCAGATGTTATGCCATCAGGAGTACAATTAAGTGCCTCTTTAGGAACAGTCGTTGCTCAAAACGAACAAGGTTGGGGCAGAGATGATTGGGGAGTTGAGGTTTGGGGTGCTGAAGGTATTTGGTCGTTTGTAGATGTTACAGGTGTTTCATCAAGCACTAGCATAGGTGATGAGGATATTGAGATATCTGTAAATGTAGAACTTTCCTCACAAAGTAATCCAGGTTGGGGAGCTATGGTTGGATGGGGCGATCAATCTTGGGGTCAGGCAACAGTTGATACGGGTATGTCTATGTCTGAGGGAACCGTGGATCCTGCGCCAGATACCGATATTACAGGTGTTCAATTAAACACAACAACAAATGCAGTTTCAATTCAAGCAAATGCAGATCTTACTGTTACAGGTCAACAATTAAGTATTACTCTTGGAGATGAAAATTCTGAAGCAGTTACAATAGCTAGTCCTACAGGTATTGAATTAACTACTGTAATGGGTGTTCCAACTGCTGGATTAAGTGTGCTTGTAGAGGTAACAGGAGTGACAAGTACCACATCTACAGGTATAATAGGATTAAACGCATGGGAGCTTGTCGATCCTGGAACAAGTCCAAATTGGACGGTAGTTGACAAGGCAGCGTAATAGAAATAAAATTAGGTATTTAATAAAGGATTAAAATTATGGCATCAAGTTATTCTACAGATTTAAAACTAGAACTAATGGTAACCGGTGAGAACGCTGGTACATGGGGTCAAAAAACAAATAATAATTTAGATTTAATTCAACAAGCAATTGCAGGTTATGAAGCTATTGATGTTGCATCAGCAGATGTAACTTTAGCTATGACTAACGCAACTTTATCAAACGCTAGAAACATGGTTCTTTCTTTAACAGGAACCTTAGCAGGTACAAGAGTTGTTAACGTTCCAGACGGAATTGAAAAAACTTACATTGTTGCAGATAACACTACAAGATCAGGAAACACACTAACTATTAAAACTGTTTCTGGTACAGGTGTTACAATTCCAGAAGGTAAAACTATTTTAGTTTACTCAGATGGTACAAATGTAAACGATGTATTCTTTTTAGCAAACGTTGTTGAAGACACTACACCGCAACTTGGTGGGAATCTAGATGCTAACGGAAATAATATTTTAATTGATAACGGAAACTTTATCGGTGATGAAAATGGAGCAGAACAAATTAAATTTGCAACTACTGCTTCTGCTGTAAACGAAATGACTGCAACAAATGCAGCTACAGGAAATGCTCCTGAATTATCAGCAACAGGTGGAGATACAAACGTAGATTTAAATTTAACACCTAAAGGTATTGGAAGAGTCACTTTTAATGGTGGTGGTAAGATTCAACAATTAGCTGAAAAAGTTACTTCAGAAGCGACTGCTGCTACAGGCACAGTTAACTACGATGTTTTAACTCAAGCTGTATGGAACTTTACTACAGATGCTTCAGGAAACTGGACATTAAATCTTAGAGGTGATGGTTCTAACACATTAAATTCAATTATGGATACTGGAGAATCTATAACAGTAGCACATATTGTATCTCAAGGTGGAACTGCATACTACAATTCAGCTGTACAAGTTGATGGAGCAAGTGTAACTCCAGAATGGCAAGGTGGTTCAGCACCAACTGGTGGTAATGCTAGCTCACTTGACGTATACACTTATACTGTTATAAAGACTGCAGATGCTACATTTACAGTGTTAGCTTCTCAAACACAGTTTGCATAATTAGGAGGATTATAGAAAGATGCCAATATTAGGAGCATTCGGAGCAGGATCAGCGAAAGCTTTTGGACAAACAGCTGGTGGATGTCCGCCTAGATGTATTACATTTGATTATATTATAGCTGCTGGCGGTGCTGGATCTGCAGAAGGACATGGCCCAGGGGGTGGTGGCGGAGGTGCTGTATGCTTTTCACTTTGTTCTCCTTCAATAACTAGAAACACAGATTGCGGACCTTATACATTTACTATTGGTGCAGGAGGTAATAATCCTGGTGGATTTGAAAACGCTGTAGGCGGAACCGGTGGAAGTACTACTGCTTTTGCATGTACTCCAGTTGCAATAACTTTAGTTGGCGGTGGCGGTGGCGGTTATCGTCATGCTGGCGGAGCTCCATCTCCTCAAGGTTCTGGCGGAGGAGCAGGTTGCTTACACGCAGGTCAAGGCCCTGCAACAGGTGGTACTGGGGGACCATTAGGATCTCCAGGTGGTAATGGTGTAAACGGATTTTCTGGAGCCGGCGGCGGAGGTCGTTGTCAACAAGGAACAAACTCTAGTCCTCCAGGTGGTAATGGAGGTTGTGGAGGTAATGGATTTCCATCTTCTATAACAGGCACTACTGTAAATTATGGTTGCGGTGGAGGTGGCGGAGCTCACCACGGATGTGGCGGATCTGCAGGCGGACGTGGTTGTGGAGGAAGAGGAAAATCAACCAATGGCCCAACAAACGCAGAGAGAAAAGGAACTGCAAATACTGGCGGCGGCGGAGGCGGCGGAGGTGGCCCATGCGGAGCTGGAAACGGCGGTTCTGGAGTTGTAGTATTAAGATTTCCATCTTCTTGTAAACCTGGAAAAATGGCAGTATCTCCTGGTTGTAATACCATTACAACTGTAGGATCAGATACAATTGTTACATTTAATGTAACTGGTTGTCTTTCTTTCGTATAGTGATATATATGTTCCATAGAAATTATGGAAGTACAAAATCTTTATTGGACTTGGAATAAATCTCTTTCACTTAAATTTTGTGACGACATCATAAAATTTGCAAAATCAAAAAGAAAAAACAGAGCTAAAGTCTTCCTTGATGAGGGAAGTAAAGCAAGAAGATCTAATATTATTTGGTTAAGAGATGAAAAATGGATTTACAGAGAATTACAATATTATTTAAAAGCAGCTAATAAAAAAGCTAAATGGAATTTTGATGTAAATTCTGCTGAAGCTTGTCAGTTTACAATTTACGAAAACAATCAATATTATGATTGGCATATAGACATGTTTACAGAACCTAAAGAAAAAAATACAAATAGAAAAATATCACTTACACTATGTTTATCCGATTCAAATGAATATGAAGGTGGAGATTTACAATTTCATCCAGATAGTAATCCTAATGAAGAACAAAAAATAATAACTTCAGAAAATTTTAGAAACAAAGGTTCGGTTGTTCTTTTTCCAAGTTTTGTATGGCATAGAGTAACTCCTGTAACAAAAGGGAAAAGGTACAGCTTAGTTGTTTGGTATAATGGTCCTTCATTTAAATAATGGAAATAATAGAAAGTAAAAATTTTTTATCAATAAAAAATAAAAAATTTATAGATGATATTTTACATAGTAAAGAAATCCCTTTTTATTTTTACGATAATACAGGGACAGGTGTTAAATCAGATTTTGTTTTTTCACACGTTTTAATTAATAGATATGAGGATAGAAAAAATAATAATGTACCTTTTTATAATTCAAAATTAGCAGAAGATGCTATTGAAATATTAAATAATTTTTGTGAAAAAAATAATATAAAATATTCTGAAATATTACGAGCTGCAATTAATTTTAATGTTGTAAATAATAAAGAAAAATGTGGTTGGCATAAAGATCATGATTTTGAACACAAACAATTAATTGTATATTTAAATAATGCAGATCCTAATTCAGCTACTTTATTAAAAGTAAAAAATAAAATTATAAAAATTAAACCTGAAAAATATAAGGGAATTTGTTTTAATAATGTAAAACATGCTTTATTTTTTCCTAAAAAAGGATATAGAGTAGTCTTGATTGTTACTTTTAAATAATATATTAAATACATAAAACGAATAATTATGAATTATCCAAAACAATTAATTAGAGAAGATTTATTTCCGTGTCCAATATGGTTTGCTGACGAGCCTAAATTA